CGATAATTTTTTCTATTCATAACAAAATCATAATCGATGACTGGCTTGTGATTAATATCAGCTTCCCAATATATATATGGATGTTTTTCTCCTTCAATAAATAACTCGTTATTTTTAATTCTACAATTCCATGATTTATTTATTCTCTCTGGTATTTCTTTTGTTATTTTGTGTCTCGTATTAAGACGAACATTTACGTCGCAATCTTGGTCGGAATAGATATATATAGCGGGTTTTTTAGTGTTATAAGACGGTCCTGTCAACGAACCAGAAAATTCCATAATGCGTGGTACTATTGAAGAAAGTACAATTTCAAACAGTTTATCAATGTTTTTCTTATCCGACACATCCATAACAAATTGTCTATATTTATCATAGTTTTCTATTTCCTTGAATTCCTGTCCGTATTTGTTACAAATTACTATGACTTGTGAATGATATAATTTATATTGTTCGGCGCAGTCATATATTTGTTTCATATCTTTTTCTTCATTTTCTTTGTAAAGAACGAATGTAATATTTGATCCTCTAAAATAACTACTCACAATCGATCTGAATTTAATTGATCCAGCCGTATCCCATAGTTGAATTTTGTATTTTTTATTATCACAGTCATACATTGCAGTAGAAAAATCGACTCCAATTGTTTCTCTGTACTGCAAGTCAGTTTTTCCTTCGAAAGTAGTTTTAAACACAGTTTTACCACTTTTTGCTGGTCCGCACATTATTATTTTGATGAGAAAATCATAGTTAGGACCAACAGTGGGTTTGCATATATAATTATTTCCATTGTTACTATTATGATAAAAATTTTTATCTTCTCCATTTGGCCATCTCTTTAAGATATTACCCATCTCTTAAACTATAAAATTAAAATTATAAAAGTCCAACAGTTTGAATGATTTTATTAATGAATCCAATGAGAATGTCGTATATATTAATAATTTCATTTTTTTAACACAAATAAATCAAAATAAAATAAAATAAAATTAACTTGCCCACCATGGATCAGGATCATCTCCCTTTAAATAAGAATCTTTGTAGTTTGAGTATATGTGGTCAACAAAATAACTAAATCTATCAATGTTGATTCCATCATCTCCTGTCATAACATCATCTTCTGAAACACCAGAATGCGTGCGAACCATTTCTATAGTCAATAAATCTTGTTTTCGATTGTATTCGATCATGATATCAAGAATATTGTTTATAACAACATCTCCTCCTGAGCACACATCCGAATATTGTTTCTTCATCCATTTTAATCCTTCCATATCCATACAACATAAAAATTCAAATAAGTCAGCATTTGAATAGTTTATTAAGTCATTTGGTAATTCATTCAATTTGCCTACTTGATCTGATTGGTCTGATTGGTCTGATTGGTCTGATTGGTCTGACTGGTCTGACTGGTCTGACTGGTCTGATGTTTTACTCATTGAGTTGGATATTAATTTATAATTGGAAAGTGATATATTTATGGACAAAATAGATAAAATATATTATTTTCATCTTTATTCGATGGTATATGCTTCTGATTTTCCCTTGTAGTATGAATAAACATAAACAGTTTCTGTGTTTTGAATAGGAAATACAAGTAACTTTTTAATCATATCGTTAAGAGTCATCTCAGTATTTAGTTCACCCTCTATCTTTTTCATCAATCCTCTTCTTTCACAACTCCACAAGATATTTGGTTCTGTTTTATCGTAATCACAATTTGTTTGAATTAGATCTGTATTCCTAATTGAAACGATACTATCAGCATCACGTGTTATTATTTGTGACGATCCTTCTGAAAATACAGTTATGTAACAAGGACTAATTAAATGAGCATCACATAAAGTTTTTATGGCTCTTGTTTTGCCCATATTTTTTTCTATAATGTCTCTTACTAAGTAACCAATTGGCCATTTCATATTAAATGTACGAAAAGCATTTTTAATTATTGATCCCAATGTTATGTCTTTTGTTGCACGATAATTAATTGATACTCCGAACATATTACTACCTGAATAATCACTCGCAGCCGTTGTAACTGTTAATAAACCTACGTAACCTATCCATGTAATACCGTGTGCGATAGATACATCATTTTTTTTTATATTGAGTTCAATTGTTATACTTTTGAGGAATTCCATTGGCCAATCCATTGTTCTAAAAAATAAATCATTAGAACCAACATGCAATATAGCAGATGTACATGCACTAGAACATTCATAAATTAGTTGTAAAACAAGAACTTCATCAAAACTCATTTTCATTCTTTGCGCAATATATGCAATTTCATCGGCATAATACAATTTATTTAAAAATTTAAAAGAATAAATGATCGGTTTAGTTATTTTACTAATCGCGTTGTATCCAAGATTAGCAAGTATTTTTTTTATTTCTACTTTGGCAAGATTTATTTTGTCTTGATTATCATTAAAAATTTCATCCCATCGTCCACTTGGAGATTTATTCAAATTAAAATCATATACAGGAATAGAATTCATTTGTATATCGACGTACAATTTTACACCAATAAATATAAATATAAATAAATATCTATCTTATTTTTTCAATTTTTTACCGAAGTAAAATGTTGAAAAATTATATCATTATATCATTGTATCATTAAATATTTGTAATAAATATAAAAATTAAGATGATAGCGTGTGATATTGGTGGCGTCATGAGAAACATGATTGACGATGAGCCTATTGATGGATCTATTGAAGGAATCAAAAAAATAGCATCACAACATAAGGTAATCTTTATTTCGAAATGCAAAGATTCATACAAAGAAAAAATGACTCAATGGCTCAAAAAATATGATTTACATACTATTCCAATTTACTTTTGTGAATCATACGGAGAAAAAAATAAAATAGCTCTCGATAATAATGTTCAAATGATGATTGATGATAAAATTGCTGTCTTACAATCGATGTCACCAACAATAAAAAAAATATGGTTTTGTAATGATAAACAAAAATTAGATGGAACTAAAAAATTTAATCCATCATTGTTTAATTCCCTCATTGTTATCGGTAATTGGGATGAGTTAACTTTGTTTATTACAAATTTTTAATTATTTTATTTAGTTTTTTTATTAATTGCTGTGTGCACCTTTTATACAAAGGTAAACACAACCACAACATCCGGCTATAGCACTAAGACATAAAAATAGAAGACCACATGTAAGTAGGCCGACAGACAAACTGGTATGATCAAACATTTGAACTACCACAGCGGTAGAACTAGAACTAACAAAATTTGTAGACCAACATGGAATTAATTTACCCGCGTTGAGAGTTTTAGGATCAATTTCTGAGACCTCAATTTGTTGTGTCCAAGAATTTAACTGATATGAGAATGACAATGTATAACTGCCACCAGAAACAGGTCCAACTGTTTGTACCGTACAATTCTGTTGTGAACCATACGATGCCGAAATTACAGCAGTTTCCTGAGCATAGTATACAGAGCCCGCAATAATCATAATGATGATAGCGCACAATGCTATACAGCAGAAAGTCGCAACACTACAAATACCGCAACAAATTTTTCCACTATTGTCATCGTTATTGTAAAATCTACTCATTGTTTATTAGCTTATTGGCTTATCGGTTTATCGGTTTATTATATTAAAGTGTAAAGCCTAAACGGAATTATTTAAGTTATAATAAATCAAATAGTTTATGAATAAAACAAATAATTATATTATCAATTTTATTAAAAATAAATTAACTCGAGTAAGTTTGGGTATTCGATTTTAGTTATACTCATCATACTAATATATTCCGTGGATTTGCATATTAATAGTCATATGTCATCAAATACTACCTAATTCATTTAATTTACTTAATTTATTTAATCAATTTACAAATAAGATCGACACAGTCAAGTTTAATCAATGCATCTTCATCGCCTGCTGTTCCATATTCCGATTTTTCCAGAACTTTATAATTTTTATCAATCAGATAATATTTATCAGGCCATGCTCTAAATGTTTCTGCGAATTCGTTGTCCCATCCATCTATTTTGAATTCGAACGCTTGAGTAAAATCGTTTGACATTACAAAATTAATGGTCCGATTAATACGTTCATCGAAGGACTTTTGTGGTTCTGGTGTATTCTCTAAACCGATTGGCCATGCAGTACTATGTGCTTCATCTATTTGTATAAGAATGAATTTTATGTTAGCTTTTTGCATTTCGTGTGATAAACCGAACAAGGTATATTTCCTTGCCAAAAACGGAGGTCATGAACTTGAAAATCCTGCAACAAAAGCATATTCGAAATCGTTACCTAACGTCTCATATAGTGTAGTAGGGTTTTTATTCAAAGTATATATTTTACAATTGGGTATAACATCACCTTTATTTATAATCGGTTTCGTGTAATACACACATTTATTTTCGCGCATATATGCAACACTTGATAAGACATCATCATCGTAATCAGTTGCTGATTTGTAATAGAAACCAAAAATTTTACGATAATTTTGTACACTTTCATCCGACGTATCAAAACCAAATTTATCCAAGACAAGTCTGTGTATACTAAATTCCGGAGTCAATGAAATTCTTGGTTTATATAATTTGTCAGAATAAATTTCTTTGCCTACAGGTCCTAAATAAATTGTGTCTTCATATTTTAACATGTCAATTACTAAAGATTTATTCGCGATATCATCCTCAGTGAATGGTTTTGTATCTGTTTCTGTTTGTTCCTTTTTCCCCACCTTGATGTAATTTACAATTTATAATTTATAATATTGATATTCATAATTATTCATCTGAAATAGGCGAAATATGATTCAATTTTTATTATTTTAATGATGTGTTTAGTTTATAGAATTATTTTTATTTTGTAAATATATCGTATAATAAATGTACAGTAACTATCAAATTTCAAGCAAATTTTCCGAGGTTGTTGAAAATGGACAATTTTTTTTCCCAGCATATTCACATTATGGAACCAAAACAAATGTTGTATGTGATAGATGTAAAAAAACAAATTTAGTTTCATGTATCGGATATGACACATTAGATTTATGTTTATCCTGTGCCGGCACTGTTACAGATATGTTATCAAAAAATATTACTAATTCGATCCCTCCTCCCATCGGATCATTGACTAAAATGGAGCAAAATACCTTCAAGCCAATGATTTTAACCGAGATGCAACAAAATATGTTCAAAACTAGACCAAAGCCATTGACACGAATGCAACAGTCAATATTCGATACTGATGATGAATCCAATCTTACTTTTATGATGCAAAGCATGTTTAATCCAAATGAACGTGGTGGTAATAATGTTGTACGAGATAGAGAACATACTTATATGGCTCAAGGGATGTTTACAAAAAATTGATAATTATAAATTATTGTACAGTCCTTGGTTTTTTGGACCAATACTCTTCTGGAAACAGAAATATAAACGCTTTCAACAATGGCCACCCTCGTTGCATCTCCTGACATTCTTCCCCGCATGACTTCTAATTCTAACAGAACTGTTGGTTTTGGGGGATGTGGGATATATCGAACAGCGACAATTCGTGGTCCTCATTTTGCCCGCAGTGATTATGAAAGGGCTAAAAGCCGCGGTGATGCTACAAACATGGAATTTATTATGATGTTTTTTGGTGACATCGTTGAATCCAATGGCGTCACAAGTAGATCAAATTCCGATCCTGATTCAGATTCAGATTCATCCAAAAACATTCCTTTTGCCATGAAAGATGTTTCTGATGCTCTCAACTTGTGCATCAGAAAGCCAAAGATTGCACCCTTTGGAATGAATGAAATTGTCCCAGGAGTTTTTCTGGGGAGTCAAGTTGCATCACAACTATCCGACATGCTTATTGACAATGGTGTTGGTTACATTATCAACGCTGCCAAGGGTCTTCCCAATGTGTTTCCTGACAAGTTTAAGTACCTCAATTTGAATCTCAATGACTCACCCTGCCAAAAACTAACAATTGAGATGTTTGATGAAGTCTTTGATTTCATCCAGGAAGCACGTTCAAATTCTTTGAATGTTCTCATTCATTGTCAGGCGGGTATTTCGCGTTCGGCAACATTCATGATTGGATATGTCATGCGCACCATGAAGTTGAAGCATACCGAGGCATACGATTTGGTGTGGCAGTGTCGTGAATGCATTGATCCTAACCTTGGTTTCATGGCATTTTTGATGAAGTATGAAAAGCATTTGGCAAGTTCATTGTCTTAGACGAATCTGGAACCGAGAAATAGATAGAATTGATTTTTTGTTTTGTTGTTTATTTGTTTATTTGTTTATTTGTTTATTTGTTTATTTGTTTATTTGTTTATCAATTTACATAGAGAAAATTGATATTTATAAATCACTGTAAAGTTCATATCATTTGCATTATACACTATCCTATTACCTCATTTGAGTACCAGCTTTACAGGACAAACACTTTTTTCCAACATAAATTAATCAACATGTTTGCTTTCAACACTTTTTTCCGCGCCATTTTCAACAAGAATTCCGATGAAAGGACCGATTGTTTCGGTTCAGTCGCGAAGTTCATCAACACATTGTGTGTCGTGACCATCTACATTGTGTTCCCCGTTTACATCCTTTTCGCGATCTGCATTCCCTTGTGGCAACTCGATTCTTCTGTCGTTTTGGACCCTATCGGACAAGATTTTCTTCTTGTCGACGACAAGGCATTCGATCTTTTGATGTACCTCATGGCCGGAAATTCAGCAGGTTATTGCATTTTGGAACTCTTTGGTGTCAACTGGCTTACAGACAGGAAGAAACCGAATGTCATTCTTCTTCGTCTGTTCGGAACATTCTTTGAAACATTGTTCTTTGTTTGTGTGAGGAATTTTGTCACTGAAACTTACGCAATGTCTGTCCTCTTTGCCGTTGTTGTTCGTTTCATCGAGTCGATCTCTTTTTGTTTTTTGTCCTTTGAAAAGGAGGAAAAGAAGCGTGATCACATTTGTTGATTGATTTATTTTTTTATTTTATATTTATTTTAGTTTAATTATTTTGTTCGTCAAATGTATAAAACAAATGGCTAGTTTGTTTATTTTATTTCTCGTTATATTATTTTTATTACTGGTCATACTTTATATTCAATCGAGTAATTATTTTGAACCATTCAAAAATGATAATAATTATAATTATAATGGGTCGTATGTATTGCCTAAAACAATATATTGTTATTGGGATAATTTAGAGAAAACTCCTCTTATTCAAGCACATATTAATACATGGAAGCGAAACGTCGGCAAAGATTGGACTATCATTCCAATAAGTAAAAATAATGTTCATAAATATGTCAGTAATGATTTTATGAAACAATATGGAAACTTAGACTCCACCAGATTTTCTGATTTTTTACGTATTTATCTTTTAATAAAAAATGGTGGTGTATGGATAGATGCCTCAACAATTATTATTGATGGTTCATTTTTAAATAAGTACCGCAACGAAATGATTAAAAATAAATATGATGTATGTTTATACGAATATCCAAGAAAAACTGTCGATAAAAAAACACCCTATTTAGAAAACTGGTTTATTATGGCTCCTAAAAATAGTAAATTATTAACAGATTTAAATAAAGAGTTTAACAAGGCATACAATATGGGGTTTTTATTATATAAATTAAAAATACTAATTCCCAGTGGTGTTAATTTAACTACAACGATTCAACCGTGGGGTATATTCACAATACTAGATACCTATTTGATGCAACACGCCATTATAAATTTTTTGATGTTCAAAGGTAATAAATATAATATAAATATAAAAATATAATATAAATAATTATTAATAATAATTTTATTTATTTTATTAATTAACGCGTTAATTATATTAGAGTTATTGCTAAATCACTATTTTATGG